AAGGATGCCAAGTTGGAAAATTATTTGTTGGTGTATCTTCTACAGAATCATTACCAGTACCAGCAGCTACAGAAAAATTATTTGGTGTAAAGTTGTTGCCGTTACCGCTTGAATCTTTGCCAAGTGTGGTTGCTGTCGTTCCAGAATTATCTGCAAATTTAAGTCTAAATCCATTTGTTCCAAAAGTTAATCCTGATGTGTCAATAGGATTCCATTGACCTGTTACTGCATTTGTTTCTCCAAAAGATGATGGTGTTAAAGCAGTTCCATCAATAAAATTAATTTCTGCCATATAACCGTCAAAAAATTGTCCATAACTACCTGACGGATAACCTGAGCCAAGAATGTGAATACTTTGTGAATTAGTGTACCATTCAGCATTTTGAGAGGGATTATTTGAAGTTGAAAAAGATGTAATCTCAATGCCATTAAGATAAATTTTTATTCTGTTAGCAGCAGTTGAAAGTGTAGTATCAGTATTAACAACTAAATGATACCAAGCCGAAACATCACGAAAAACTTGTTGTGTTTTCCTATAGACAGAACCTCCTGATCCAAATTCAAGCTTTTGAGTAGACATATCAAAAGCAATGTAATCATATGTATTATTAGATGGATTTTTAGCAGCGTAAAATGTTTGATAACCAGATGACCCTAAATTACTACGCTTGATCCAACCGCTCCATGTCCATTTAGTTCTTGTTCCAGTACTGCTAGGTGTCCTATTCAAATATGCACTATCATCATCATTAAATCTTAAGCTACGATCTACCGTAAAATCTTCAACAGCCCCCGAAGCTCCTATTCTTATAGCGTCATAAAAACCCATTACTTAACGTCCAATGAAACTGCACAATGTATAACATTACTGGACAGAATAATGTAATCAATCCGATCTGTCAGCCCTGCCCCTGTCGTTAAAGTTGGTGCTGTTCCTCCAACAAATTTAAAAGCACTATTGAATGATGCTGTCCTAGACCCTGTGCCATCCTGTGTAATAAAAATCGAACCTGCTTGACCTACTACCTGATTACTTGGTGCTGCAAAGGTTCTATTACCACCTAGTGTTACTGAATGATGACAGGCTGTTGCCATGTCTATTGTTATTGTTGATCCATCAGAAAGGGCTGTGATATTAGCTGCTGCTCCTCCTGTAAGTGAAACACCACCACTTGCCAGTTGAAATTTTGTAGATCCGCCTAATTGAAATTTTAAATCTCCTGTTCCAGCATCATTAATAATCGAATCACTTGCATCGTGGAATATTTCTAAATCCGCACCAGTTCCAAATATGGCTTTGGCATTATCAGCAAACTCAAGAGCATTATCTGATCTGTCAAAAACAACATCCCTTCCAGCAGTAGCACCATCAAAAGTTACATCTTCTTGAAATATATTTGTTGAAGTGAAAGTATTTGCAGCCGATAATCCAGCATGACCAAAGTTTGTTGCACTTACATCACCTAAAGTAACAAAAGCATTATTAGCAGAATTTCTTATTTTTAAGGTATTACCATCAATATGTGGAACATAGGCTGCAACACCGATTGTTGGATCGCCAGAGCCTTGATTTAATGTACTTAAAGCTGCGACTATTTGGTTAAGCTTCGTTCTCACAACGAGCCCTGTTCCATTGTCACAAGTGAAACCTGATCCTCCTGTATTATCAACTCTTGACATTTAATTTTCAGTAATTTCTTTTATTGTATCTGAATTATCCACCTTTACCAAAACCTATTGCAGTAAAGTTAAAGTTTCGATCTACAGAACTTCCAGAACTATTTTTAAAATGAACAGTAAAACCAGTACCAGTAATACTTGAAAGTTCAAAGAAATCACCAGAGGCCATATTAAATGCTGTAATTCCTATCGCTGGCGGATTTGAATTTGCACCTAATAAAGCACTTGTGCCAGAAAAGAATGGACTATTAAAAGTAATAGACTTTGCCCCAGCCCCAGATGCAATAGTTGTTGTGCTTTGTTCTGTTCTTCTTTGAAATTCTGCAAAATATCCAAGCTGACTAACTCTTATGTCTTGGTTTGTATCTTTTGTTGTTAAGACACATTTAAACTTAAAAGTTCTACCTTTAAATGTTCCATTTGCGAACTTTTGAAAACCAGAATAATTTGTTCCATCTTGAGAACTTTGAACAAAAACTTCTGCATTTGTGTCAACAGAGCCAGTTCCGTCAAAATCTTGTCTTGCATCTATATCATCTATAGAATCTATTAAATCAGATGAATATACAGAATCAGTTTGTATAAGTTTTCTAAGATCAAGACTGAATACAGCACCTAAATCTAAAGCCTCATTAAATAAATATGTACCAGTTGTTGACACTCCACCAATATCATCAATAGAAGTTTCAGAATCTATATCAGTACTATCATCAAAGTTACCTGTGCCAGATAAGCTTAATGAACTTGTTCCAGAATCAAAACCGACATTAGTTTTTGATCCTTGAAATGCTGGACTATCCTGATCTTCCCTTCTTGCCTGTACTAATAATTTAGGTTGTGCTTCTGGTAAATCAATAACAAGTGATGTTTCTCCTGTGCTGAATCTATCTCCATCATCCTGTGATTTTAAAATATATTCACCTTCCAATAATGGAACAACTTTTTCTGTTGATGCTCCACTTAATGCAAAGACGAGATCAGTCGCATCTGAAAATGTACCGCTTCCATCAGTTTTGGGAGAATGTCTAACATGAATACGACCACCTGCTCTTACATCTACATCTGGCACAGCATCCCATCTAAGTCTTATTTCTTTATCTGAAATCGGTTCATAAGTTAAATTTGTAATATCAGAAGGTGGTGCTGTCTTACCAACAGCATTAAACGTCAGGTTGGTAGAAGTTGCACTTAACTGTAATGCAGAATTAAAACTAAAGACCTGTATTTCATACGTTCCAATATCAGTATTTAATATTTCAAAGTCAGGAGATGAAACAGTTGTAGAAACATAATTACCATTATTAAACCTATAGTTCACTTGATATTGCGTAACACCTGTTACTGGTTGCCAACTGATAATTAATTTAGATACAGCATTATTATTAATAACAACAATTTTTTCTTCTGACTGTAAACCAACAGGAGGATTTTTTAATTGATTTAATAAGGTTACAGTCCTACTAGGAAGAGTAGATCCATCTTCTATAAAACTATACTTACCATCTTTATAAGACAAAGCAGTGATTACATAATTAATACCATCCTGTTCTTCTACATTTATCACTCTGAATAATTGAGATGAAATAGTTGTATTAGAAAGCATCCATACAGTATTTACATTTGGTGTCTGATTAAAAGCACTCGATACTGTTACAACACCATTAGAAATACTACTTACATCTCTAATTTCAATCGTTCCATCAGGAAGTATGACAGAAAATTTTGGACTGTTTGTTGTTGGTAAATCAGTGGCATCTGTATCATCAACCGTCATCACAGTTGTAGATGCAACAGCTTTTAATCTTCCTGATCTTCTCACTCCTGCTCTCACTGGATCGTTTATTTCAATAACACTTCCTGGTCTGCATACTGCACCACTATCAATGGAAGTCGTGAATGTGACTGTCTCAGATTCATTGTTTTCGCTGAAAAGTATTGCACGACCCAATCTGGCAGCCTGCCCTCTTGAGGTACATGCAAATGCTTTCACCTGTTTAACAACTGTGCCTATCTTTGTTATTAGTGAACTATCTTCTACGACCTCAAAATCCACCTCCTGTGAATCCATATTAAAGTAAGAGACAGAAACAACACTATGCCTTGCTTTGAGACTACTGCCAGAATAATTGAATCCAGCTTCAGTTACATTGGCAAGGCTGAATAAATAAGAACTATCTTTTGGACTATCCTGTGCAAGTTCTATTGATCCAGCAGACCATATAGGAACACAACGCATAACTCCTGCAAGTTCATTTATAAGATCAAATGCTTCGTTGCTGTTCTGAATATTTACATTACAACTGAATCTGGCCTCCTGTCCTCCAAGCCCATCGTCAACCAAAGTATTAGCAAATTTACTTGCAGTAACAAAAGAAAATAAATCAAGAGAGCTATCTGTTATATGATCTCCAAATCCATATCTTGTATCTGTTAAAAGGTCGAGAAGTACCATCGAAGGGCATGAGCACCATGTAGCTGCACCCATAACTCCATTGAAAATATAACCATCGGGATAGACAATACGACCAGTTGTGCTATCAACTGTTGGAGTACCAGAGCCACTAGCACCTGCACCTGGAATCCTTACTTTTATTCCTCTTATACGATATTTTCTTGATGGAATTGAACTGAACTGTTGAGAATCAAGCCTTAATGACGCATACGCACTGTTCAAATAGGTTTGTTTATCATCAATAATTTCAGTAAAACTTGTAAACTGAAAAGCATTTACTGTACTGGCAGAAGAAGCATCAGCAGTGACTCTTACAACCTTCACATCAACAGGGAAAGAACCAGTAAGATTTACACGATATTCTTTCTGGTAGGCATCAGCAGTACGACCTGTAACAGTATCATCTATTAAAGTAGTAAATCCACCACCATTATATTGAATTTGAATCTGAAGATTAACAGAACTACCAAGTAAATCACCAGAATTAGTTGCTACTTGTATCTGAGGAAAAGTTACTGTTACCTTCACAGCATCAATATCAGAATTAGATATTGTTCTGGTTACAGGAGTAGAGTTTGTAACTGTTACACCCACAGCATTTATTGACTCACTACTTTCTATACCACTGATATGTTCTTGATTTGATGTTCCAAATCTGGGAGTAAAACTTACATCTTGGAAATTAAAGTCAGTACTGGCAGGACTCGTATTACTAGCACTGGATTGTAATATAGCTGTATCATTTAAGAATATATCTTTTAAGGCAGCGTTATTATATGCAGTTGTACCCTTTGTTAATCCAGCTTTAGAGGCAGTGGCAAAGCCTTCTATCTCTCCTTCTGATATTAGGTCAAGTAAAGTAGCAAACTGACGGCTATGTAAAGTATCAGGAGTTCTGGTTGGTTGTGGTGGGGCAGATGGTGGAGGAGGACCACCACCAGCACCTCTGATAATTTTAGGATTGTTCGTCATGCTCTCACCTGTTCAGTATCAACACCTGCACTTATTACAACACTTCCTGTAAATATTTCACCATAAACGATAGGAACTGGTGTACCTGCTCTTGATGTATTTTGTAAACCACTGAATTTAAATGATATTCTAGGGTCTTGTTCTGAAGAAAAATCTACTGGTTTTGGTGTTGGAGTTAATAAATCACTTACTCCTGACAGAGCTAAAGATAGCCCTACACTTTTTACTACTGATATTGCACCTAAATTTTTAGCTAAAGCTGCACCAAAAAATCCACCACCTGTAGCAAAACCTAAACCAATTAATGCAGCACCTCCTAGTATCTTTCTTGTCGTTCCACCAGCACCAGCAATAACAGGAACAAAATGTAGATCAGATTGTCCTATGGGATGTCCAAGTTCATCTTCTCCCACTTCATAATCACCAACCAAAACTTTATAAGACCTTTCTGCTATATACGCTTCTGATTTTGGAAAGTTACAGACAAGAAAACTTACTGCCTGTGATATTGAATTTACCTTTACCTCAAATTCTTTATGTCCGATAAATTCTGCTAACTCTCCATAAAGTTTTAATTTACGAAGCATAACGATACCTCCCTCCAGTACATTTTAATAACCATTGAGAATAAGGCTCTCTACAAGATAGTCTATCTGTTAAATGATGTAAAATTTCATCTCCTAAAAATAAAGCCACATGATTTAAACCATCTGCCATGATTGACATAAACAATAAATCTCCTTTTTCTAACTTTTCTTCCTGTCTTAACTGTCTAAAACCAGTTCTCCATGCACATCTTTCAAACATAGGATCTTTCAAAAACTCTTCTGGTGTTAATGGCCTTTCCCAATCTCTAAGTTCAATACCTCTTTCTTCTTTATACCAATCCCTGACAAGTGACCAGCAATCGGTGACACCCCAGACCCACGGACGTCCCAACAATGGTGCTTTATATCCTGTCGGTGCATAATATCCCCATTCTTCTGTCTTGGGATTAACAATGTACCACGGAAGATTACTATGCTCGCAACTGATCTTATCTGCTTCACTGGCAACAGCAGGAGTGACAGGGTGAGAATGAACAATGGCAACAATATCACCAATATTACTGGCCTTTACATAATCTTCTGGATCAAGAATAAAACATTGGTGAGCAGTCATTGATAAATTATTACAAGAATAATATCTTTGTTTTCCTTTGATATTTAATAATAAACCTACAGCTTCTTTAGGATCTTGGTCTTTCGCATGAGCGAGAGCATCATCTTTCCAATTCATGCGTTAAATGTACCGATAGAAGGGAATATGGAACGAGTTGCCTGTCTTTTAGGTGCTCTGACTCCTGCAAGATCGAAAACGGCAGCTAGTTCAAAAGTCACGACTTCTCTATTTTCTGCTGATTTTCTATCTATTTTGTAAATCTCCTGCGGAAACTCTGCTGTAGGATCTGGTGTTCCTAATGGATTACTACCACCAGAAAAGTTAGCAGCATCAAGATAACGTGCCAAAGTTCTAATCCTTGTAACGGTAGCACCTGTTAGATCATTACCTGTAGTGGTAGCATTAACAGTTGCTAAAATTGCAGAGATTGTTCCTATAGCATTACTGACAGTAAGGGTTGGACGAGGTAGTTGTCCATTCTGATATGCAAAACCTTCAGCCTGTATTGGCATTTTTGTATATGTATTACCAGCCCAGATTATATCTGCATTTGAATTAAGATTTGTACCAGCATGAAATCTATAGGTTGTATTAATTCCATGTAAAGGGGTTGTAGTGACAAGTGTAAATAATTCAATAACTGCTGATGGATTGATCTTTTGCAGATCAGTAATTATAGGAGCAGTACTCATGGTTCAAATACTTCTCTGAATGTGGCCTGTATTGTAGCCCTATTTAAATATGGAATGGATTTAGACCAAGCATCACATACAAACTCTGATGAAGAGCTTTCACCTGGTGGGGTAAAAGTAAAGCTATCACTATCATTTGCACGGGCATCGAGAAAAGTTTCAATGGTATCTGCATCTGTCTCACTGACTTCAAAAGTAAAATTAAAAACTTTTGGATTTTGATGTTGTGCAAGTCCAAATAATATTCTGTGTTCAAAACCATCAGCAAATCTTACAACTCTGGTATTTGGTGCAGATCGTTTTTGTTGTCCGTATTTAGGAGTAATCGAGGGAAAGGTAGCCATTATGCAAGTAAACCTCCAGGTCTTTTCTGTTGTATTAATTCAGATTGTATCGCTACAGATATAAGACGACCAAGTTCTCTACCACCTTGTTCATCACCTTCAACAGAAGAACCAGAAGCATCTACGTTTACGACAATACTTGTAGAACCACCAAGAGCATGGTTTGGTGTAATCATTCCTGATACTCCAGGTGTAAACAATTCTGGCCCACGTTCTCCTACAAGAGTAGGACGACCACCTGGAATACGGCCTCCATCTGCTGCTGTTCCTATTCCTGTTAAGGGATCTACTAAAGGAACTGCGTTACTGTCTAAGAATTTACCACCGCCACTACCACCAGATCCTAATCCAAACCCACTACTAAAAATACCAAGTAAACTTTGTTGGAATTGATTTGCTGCCATCTGTGCAGCAGTCTCAATAAAGAAATCAGCAATCTTATTTAACATATTTCTAAATGCATCCTGTACTGTCATAGTTCCTCTAATTATTCCTTTAAATGAATCTTCAAATGATGTTGACATTGCTTCACTAAGTTTTACAGCTTGCATTTGTTCATTATTTAAATTTTTCATTTCTTTTTCTAATTCTTTAACCGCAGATAAAACAGGATTAGCTAATATCTCTGCATTTCTCAACTGAGCTTCATTTAAATCCCTTTGCAATCTTAATTCTTCTAATTCGTCTTTTAATTTGTCTTTTCTAATACCCACTTCTGTTTTTTCAAATTCAAACTGTTTAAGTGCTATTTGTGACTCTATTTTTTTTACTTCATTAATTTTTCTTATAACATCTTGTTCTTCACTTCTCTGTGTAAGTCTTTTGGCTTCTAAGTCAATTTCTGATTGTAAATTATCTATTTTCACTGATCTAGCCTTATCAAGTAAGTCTTGAGATATTTGTACTTTTGCAGGTGCAGAAGATGGCACAAATTCTCTTTTTAATTGATTTAGAATAGAAGGAGTAAGAGCATCTGGACCTAAATTTAAAGCTCTCTGTAAATTACCCTTACGAAGAGGATCAAAGAAATCTAATCCTCCTTGTGGTAAACTTTCTGGAATTAATTCCCCAATTCTTTTCTGAAATTCTTTTCGTCTATCTTTTGGTACTTCATTAGCAATATCCGCTAAAGTAAAAGCTCCACTTATACCTTGTAAAATCTCATTTATGGCTGCTGATAATTCTCCTAAACCTTGAGAAACAAATGACAATAACTGAGTATTTACTTTTGCAAATGTATTACCTAACTCTTGGAATGATTTAGATAATTTTTTTAGTTGTTCAATATCAGCAAATTCATCAATTTCAGCCAAAGCAATATCAGCAGCAGTAGCTTGTAATCCTAACTCTTCTAATTTACTTATCTGACGTTCAAGAGCAGTACCAGATATACCAGCACGTTGAACTAAAATATCAATATTTTCAGATGGTTTTCTTAAAGCATCACCAAGTTCTATAGCCTTCTTACCTAATCCATCAATAAATGCACCGATCTGAGTGCCAAGTAATGAAAGAGCAAAACCAAATTGACCTCCTTTTATACCACCAGCAAAACCACCAAGACCACCACCAACAGATGCACCTAAACCTTGTCCAAATAACAGAGGAAAAGCACCACCAATAATTGCACTTGAAGTTGCTTGATCTCTAATAGCTTTATCTGCTGCTGTTTCATTTCTACGAAATCTAGCAAATCTTACTCCAAACTTTCCTTCTTTTCTAGCAATACTATCTCTTGCTCTACCTCTTCTTAAACGATTTCCTGTTTTATCTTCTTTATTATTGTCTCTAAGTAAAGTTCTTTGATTTTCTAATTGTTTATTCATCTCTTTTATTCTTGCTGTAACATCTTTATATTCATTTCCTGTAATATCTAATTGTTTTCTTACACCAGTTAAAGTATCTAAATATCTCTCAATAGCATTAATAGTATTAGCAGGAGCAAAATTCAAAAGTGTTGATATATCTGCGTTGCTAAAGCCAGTAACACCAGGAACATTTTTAGAACCCATTGCAGCGAAAGTAGATGCTGTAATCTTTGCACTTTCATTAAATCGCTGGAGAGATTTTATTTGTGCAGAAAAATTTAGCTTTGTTGTTCCTTGAGTAAATAATTCAAATTTTTGACTTGTAATACCAGAAGAAGCTGCAAGCTCCTTCATTCTTGTAGCTAGTTCTCTTGTAGATGTAATACCTTTTCTATTTGCACCATCAAAATTAAGTATTCCTCTTGTATATTGTTCAAAAGCAATTTGAGCTTCTTTTGTTGCTTTAGTTAATTCTTTTCTTTTACTAATAGCTTCAGCAGAAAAAGGTCCACCTGGCCTGCCACTTCCAGCACGACCTTTCTTTTCAATTCTTTCTAATGAATTTGCTAATTTTCTTACAGTAGCATCTGTTTTAGTTAAATCTTTTTGTAATCTTTTTAATTGTTCATCTTTTGTCCTGACATTAATATTAATTCCGTATTCTGCTGCCACTTACTCGACCCAATAAATTATCCCTATCTTACCTCCTTCTGGGTTTCATGGCTTGTTTTTTTTGCACTTGTTCTTTATATTTTTCTTCTTCCTCATTTTTTAACTCAAAAAAAGCAGCCCAAGATACTAATTCTTCTCTTGTAAGATTTTCAGTTAATTGTTTTAATGTCATTCCAAGTTCTTTTGCCAAGAAAAACATTAAGTACCAATCACGATTAGCTTTTTAATTCTGCTTTCGCTTCCTCCACTTTTAATTCATCTCCTGATGTCATCATCGCCATCTGAATGTCCTGTAAAACACCTGCATTAACTTCTCTTCTTAAAGAAGCTTTATGTCCATCTTGAAATAGTCTTTTACCATCTTTATCTAAAGCTTTTTCAATCATAAGGTTCAAGGCAAACTCATTACCATCATCACCTTTAGACTTAGCCATGATTGATTCCCTTTCAGCAATCGTTAATGGATTCCAATAAATTTCAAGTAATGTATCTTCTCCATCTTTTACTTCATACTTGTATTTTTGGCTAACACCAAATTTGTTTCTTAAAAGTTCAATCGCTTCCATGTGATTGTTATATAATATTTATATTATACTTATATTAGGCATTTGCTGTAAATTGGCAAGAAATAATTCCTATAAAATGACTTCTATCTTCTATTTGTAATACATTTGGGCCATTTATATCTGCAACTCTTGGAGTACAACTAAAAGTATCAGTGTAGTTACTTGCGTTAACAGAAGTTAAACCATCAATAACAGATTCACTTATAGCAGATACGACAGAAGTTCCATTATTCTTTGGAACATAAATATTACATTGAATTACACCAGCATAATAATCAGAGGAAGCACCCTGATTCTGCACAGTAGCCTGATTAAAATTTAAGGACATAACAATAAATTTTTTACTTTTTCCAGGTGTTGTAAATGGAACATTATCATTTATAACAGAAACAGTATTATCTGCTGCCACAACTGCATCTGTAACTGCTTTTTCAAAAGCTGCTCTTGCATTAACTAAAGTCATAATTAATCAGGTTCGATGTAACGTAAACCAGATCCAGGTTTGTTTCTACCAAAACCACCAGAAGGTTTAGCTCCTATAAATATCTTACCTTTTTCTCTCATATTATCTTTGATGATTGTACCTGCTTCTCCCTGTACAAAATTAGAAATTACAGGATTTTCAGAGGCATAACCAGCGTATTCAGCAGTATTTCCTATAAAAAGATTGGCATTTCTAAATTTGTAACTTGTACCAACAGGAAAACGAGGTTCAATAACAGGATCAGATGGTCTTGAACCTGCTGGTTTCCAACCTTCTCCACCAGTAGGTAAATCATGTGATTTTTTAATTGATGCCCAAGGCTCAAAATCTTCTCTTTTATCTGTCTGATCTATAGGATTTCTTCTAACTTTCCAACTAGAAGCTAAAAAACCAGTATAAACAGGACTACCAGAAGCAGAACTCAATCCATCATGTAAGTCTCTAATAGTTTGTGCGAAGTCAGCATCTAACTGTGCCATCGTATTGTTCATCACATTATCAGCACTAAATTCCTGTTCTCTTGGCATTAGAACCTCACAAATAATGTGAAGAGATAAGTCTGCCCACCTTGTTTGGTATCTATATCAGTAATCTGAGCAACTCTTGCAGATCCAGCATAAGTTAATGTAACTTCATCATCAAAACTAGGTTGATTGTCTCCTATTAAATCAGGTGTAATATAAATTTTTGCTTGTCTTATTTCTCTATTATCATCTTCAGTTGATTTGATAAATTCTATAGGAACTTTTATATCAGCAAATGTAGTATCGCTTGTCGTATATGCTCCAGTGCTTGTGTTATAACTTCCAGAAGCTTTTCTTGTATAAGTAATAGTCGAATCAAAAGAACTACCAAGATCCGCTACGACCTGTTTTGCAATCTGCTTAAATGCTGAATCTAACTGTCCTGCCATTATCCTCTAACCACTCTAAGCTGAAAACTACCAGCACCACCTAACATATAAGCTCCTAAATAACTTTGTAACCACGGATAAACATCTAAAATATTATTAACAGAACCAGTACCTTGACTGTCAGTATTATATTTAACCTGTATATCTCCTAATTTAACTTCACTAAAGTTTCCGTCTTTACCTGTAGTACCAGTGATCGCATCAGTATCATTTGCTAAAGCTCTTGCAAGTTCAAATTGTGCATATTTAATATTATTAGGAATAGCAGAACAAGCCAACTCAACTCCATCAACCTGATAATTAGTTCTAGGAAATTTAAGAGCCTGACTTTCATCACATCTATCTCCATAAAAAACTAAAGTATCTATCCATCTTGTCGCAGATATTAAAGCTCTTTTCTTTTGATCGTCTGTTTTATTAGTCCAAGTAGAAGAATCTGGTGACGTATCAAAATAATCATTAGATTCAGATAAAGTGACATAACTATTAGCAGTTTCACTTTTTAAAGTTGCATTTATGGTAGCTGCCACGATTAATAATTAATTTTAGTTTTATTGTAGCGTAAAGAAAAAACCCCACCAATATTTGGTGAGGTTTCGTTATGACCGAATAATATGATCTTAAATCAAATTAAGATTTAAGTCCATTATCAAGTGGTGTATTAACAAAGATTTCAACCATAGGAATCTGGTCAACATCATAAGTAACACCCCAATTAGAACCTGTACGAAGTGCAGCATTAAGTAGCAACGGAACTCCTGACGATTACCAGTAGTTGTTGGGTCATTGATGTTCACCTGTGAGTCGATGATAACTGTACAACCAGCAAATTGACCGATTGATCTGTCAGTTACACCAACACCACCACCACCCCAAGTTACTGCACCACTGGCAGCAAGAGCAGATGTTGAGAATGTAAGTAAACCTACCTGATATAAGTAGTAAGCAACAGATGGATGAACGATAAGAAGATCAAGCTCCTCACCTCTTTCTCCAATCTTGGAACGAGCTTCTGCGACAGTAGCAGCAGTAAGATAGTTTGCTTCAGCAGTAGAACCAGAACCACCTAATTGTTTCTCAAGACGATGGGAATTTAAAGCTGTATGGAATAAACCTGTAAGTGTTTCAAATAAACGAACAGAGTTTAATTTGTTGATAGCATCTGCAAGCTGATTTCTGATATGTCCCATAGGATCTTCACCAGCAGCTAATACAGCAACATCATCAACAGCGTAAGCAAAACCTCTATGACAGATAGTTGCAATCTGTGTATCAGTTCCAATTTTCTGTG